GGCCACAAATGGGCGGTCGACCGCTCGATCACCAAGACCTACGTCAAGGACGTCACCGACGGTCTGGAGGCGTTCATGCGTGACCTGAAGAACCAGGGTGCGGTGATCAACTTCGAGGTGTACGCCGACCATGAGTTGAACACGGCCAGCCAGATCGAGCAGGGCAAGGTGTATTGGCGCATTCGCTTCACCGACGTGCCGCCGGCCGAGAACCCGAATTTCCTCTTTGAAGTCACCAATGAATGGATGACCGAAGTGCTTGAAGCCGCCTAAGGAGGCCCCCTGATGATTCCTGAAGTTCTGTCCAACTGCGCCGGGTTTATCGACGGCGTGAGCTTTTCCGGCGAGATGCCGAGTCTCACCCTGCCCAAGGTGGTGCTGAAAACCGAAACCTACCGGGGCGGCGGCATGGCCGGCGAAATCGAGATTCCGACCGGGGTGGAAAAACTCGAAGCCGGGTTCACCACCAACGGCGTGCGCCGTGAGGCTTTGAAGTGGTTCGGCCTCTCGGATCGGACCGCGTGCAACGCGGTATTCCGCGCTTCCTTCAAGGGCCTCAAGGGCAAGGTTACCCCGGTCATTGTCACCATGCGCGGCGGCCTCAAAGAGGTCGACATGGGCGACTGGAAAGCTGGCGAAAAGGCCGAGAGCAAACACAACATGGCGCTGACTTACTACAAGCTCGAAGTCGATGGTCGATTGATTTACGAGATCGACATGGTCGGCATGGTGCTGGTGGTCGACGGCGTCGATCAACTCGCAGAAGAACGTTCGGCCCTTGGCCTCTAAGGAAAACCGCATGACTCAAGCAACTCAAGAAAAGCCACTGCCCAAGTGGCTGCAACTCACCGAAGACGGCTTTCGCATTACCCTCAGATACCCCACCGAACTCTCCGGTGTGCTGCTCGACACCATGACACTGCGCGCGCCCTGCGTGCGCGACATCCGGGCCGCGCAGGCCACCTGCAACGGGGATGAGGAAAAACGCGAAATGTCGCTGTTTGCCTCACTGACCCAGACCCCGGAGGTGGACCTGATGGCGCTCAAGCTGGTCGACTACATGCGTCTGCAGGCGGGCTATTTTCGTCTGGTCCAGGACGACGGCGTTTGATGCGACCACATTGAAGGCGCTGGCTAAACGGGTGGCCAAAGAGACCGGGTTCTCGGCGGCCGAGATCGTGGACATGCCCTTCAACGAGCTGGTGTGGTGGCTCACGGATTGAGCCCCCTTCGATTTCTCCGACGCAGAAGGCACACGCATGGCGAACAAAATGGCGCTCGGCTTTGTCATTGGTGGCGCCGTCGATTCGACGGTGGGCAAAGCGTTCAAGGACGTCGAAAGCAAGATCAAACACCTGGATGCGGTGGGCAGCAAAGCCCGGGTGTTGCAAAATACCATCGGCGACACGATCCGCCTGCGCGAGGAGTGGCGCAAGGCGCACATGGCCGGTGCCGAAGGCGCGGGCAAGCTGCTGACCAAGCTCGAATCCAACCTCGACCTGCTGAAGAAACAGGGCATCGAGGTTGGCCGGCTCAACAAGGCCTATGCCGCGATGGGCCGGGTGGCAGCCGGGGCTGAATTGAAGGCGCTGGGGCACCGCCAGCTGGAGGAGGGGCGATCCGGCCTCAAGAGCAGTATCGGTCAGGCCGGAGCGCTGACGGCGGGGGTGGCCATTCCGACCAAGGTCAGCGCGGACTTCAGCGCGATCATCCGCGACATCTCGATCAAGGCCGGCATTGCCAACACCACGCAAGAGCAGGACATGTCCCGCACGATCATCACCACGTCGCAGGACACGGGCATGGCGCGCAATCAGGTGGCTGAGGTGGTGAACGCCTTGGTCGGTGCCGGCATGGACCTGAGCAAGGCCCTGGAGTACGCGCCGAAGGCAGCCAAGTTCGTCGTCGGTCAAGGGGCGGACGGCACCGAAACCGCGAAGATGATCAACGCTCTGGGGCAGAACGCCAAAATCACCGACCCGGCGATGATGCAGAAGGCGCTGGAGGCGATCGCCTTTCAGGGCCAGGCGGGCAGTTTCGAATCGGCAGACATGGCCCGCTGGTTCCCTGAGCTGCTGGCCAACATGGGCAATCTGAAGATCTACGGCATGGACGCGGTGACCCAGCTGGGGTCGATGCTGCAGGTGCAGATGAAGACCGCCGGCGGCGCCGATGAGGCGGCCAACAATCTGAAAAACTGGATGGGCAAGATCGGTTCGGGCGACACGGTGGAGGCATACAACAAGGCCGGCATCGACTACCAGGCGTCGATGACCACCGGCCTGCAGAACGGCATGTCGACCCTGGAGTCGAGCTTTGCCCTGGCACAGAAGTACATCGCCGCCACGGACCCGAAGAAGGCCAAGGCGATGGCCGAGGCCACGGCCAAGATCAGTCAGGAGACCGATCCGGAAAAGGCCAAGGGCATGATCATCGCGCTCGAGGAGGCCCTGCGCACCGGTGACCTGTTTGCCGACATGCAGGTCAAGGCGGCCCTGACCGCATACATGCAGAACAAGGACCTGTACAACCAGCTGAAAAAGGATTCGGCGGACGCCACCGGCATTCTCGACAAGAACCTGGCCGAGCGCCGGCAGACGTCCTCGCAAAAATGGGCCGAGATGGCCCAGAGCATGGACGACGGCATGCGCAGCATCGGCGATGCATTGCGGCCGGTCACCGATGCAGTGGCCGACGGCATCACCAGTGTCGCCCGACGCCTCACAACGCTCTCCGACGAAACCCCGCGACTGGTGACCGGCATTGGTACGGCCGTGGCCGGCTTGGTGGCCCTGAAGACGGCCGTCAGTGCCTTCAAGATGGGCAAGGGGCTGATGAACCTCGGGCGCGGCACCCTGATGGGCAACCCGAACATTCCGCAGAAGGTGATCGTCACCAATCTGCCAGCCGGTGCCGGTGGACTGGATGGCGGCCTAGACGGCGATGGCAAATCGGAGAAGTCCGGCAAGCCCGGCGCACGCGGCGGGCGCGGTGCCAAAGTTCTCGGCGGCATGAAAGGCCCAGCCGTACTTGCGGTGGCCGATGCCGGCTACAAGGCGTGGGACACCTACCAAAATGCGGAGACTCAGGACGAAAAAGCCGAGGGCTACGGACAAGCCGCTGGCGGATTGGCCGGTACTCTGGCCGGGGCGGCCGCCGGTGCCGCCATCGGCACGGCGGTACCGATCATTGGCAACATCGTCGGCGGACTGATCGGCGGTTATCTCGGTTACATGGGCGGTGATGCCCTCGGCGGTTCCTTGGGCAAATCGATGTTCGGCACCGACGATTCGCTAAAGACCGTGCCCGCAGCCGGGCCGCTGATGATGACCAGCGCCGGGCAGAACCTGCCGCCGGTGATGGGCAACATCGCCCGCTCGTTTGCGCCGGCGGCTGCCAGTGGCCCACGCAGTCCCGGTGTGCCGGTGTCGCCAAAGCCCTCGGCCGGGCAAAGCCTGTTGCCGGAGCGGGACGCCGACGGCGCTGCACTGGGCGATGTGACGCGATCCCTGTCCGTTCCGACGGCACCCAGCGTGCCGGCGTTGCTGGCCCCGGGACCGGTCGCGACCAAGAGCGAACCGCCGAAGATCGAGCAGCGGGTCGAGATCCAGGCCCCGCTGAGCATCACCGTGCAGGGCGACGTGAAAGATCCGGCGCAACTGGCGCGCGAGCTGCGTCCATTTATTGAACAGCAAATGCGCGATGCCACGCAGCAGCTGCAGAACCGCAAGCTGTACGACGAGCCGCATGTCTAACGAGGAGGACCTATGGCCTACATGGAACAGCTGCAGGCGGGCCTGAAAAATCTGGCGGCGGCGGGGGAGACCGGGCGCCGCAGCCTGGACGGCATGATGGGGCCGGTCAACGGCGCGATCAGTGAAATCAGCGGCGCGGCCTCGGAGCTGGAAGGCTTGCCGATTGTGGGGCCGGCGGTCAGTCAGAAACTGCAACGGGTCATGCGCGGTGTCAACGCCGCGCAGGCCAAAGTGGGGCAGGTGGTGGCCACGTACAACAAGGCCACGCGGGCCGTGTCGCAGATTGATGAGCGCATGGGGCAGCTGAAAGAGCAGGCCGCCCGGGCGTCCACCGCGATCAACAAGATCGCCGGCAAGGTCAGCCCCTCGCTGGCCAACATCGTGCCCACCGGTTCGTTGGCCGGCGATGCCACGCCGTTGCCGGAGGCGGTCACGCCGTTTCCGCACTTGCTGATCATCCAGCCGCAGGATCCGAAGGCGCAGCCTTACTACTTCAACCTGGACACCGCCGCCTTCGACGAACTGCGGCGCTCGACGGAGTTTCGCTGGGCATCCCAGGAACGCTTGAGCCGGCGACCGGCACAGCAAGCGGTGGGCATGGGCGAAGAGAAGATCACCCTCAAGGGCGCGATCTTTCCCGGGTTCAAGGGCGGGCTCAAACAACTGGATACCTTGCGCAGCCTCGGTGCCCAGTTGAAACCCCTGACCCTGACCACCGGATATGGCGACGTGCTGGGCACCTGGTGCCTGAAGAACGTCGAAGAAGAACAGAGCGCGCTGCTGCAGGGCGGGATCCCGCGCAAGCAGGCGTTCACCTTGGAGTTTGTGCGCTATGGCGACGACCTGCAGAACGTCTGACGGGGATCTGCTCGATACCCTGTGTTACCACGCTTACGGCCACATCGGCGGTACCGTCGAGGCGGTGCTGGATGCCAATCAGGGGTTGGCCGATCAGCCGCAACCGTACCGGGCCGGTATTGTAATTGTGTTGCCGGATCTGCCGGCCCCCACCGATGAGGTGGTGATGTTGTGGGGGTAATGCTCACGACCATGCATCGCGCTGATGACATTTTTTTGGTTCTTCACGGATTGCCGGGGAAGTCGTTCTTGATCTTCAAGCAACCACCGGCCCGCGACCCTTGCACCGACATAGAGCCTTACATGTTTGCCAGGGCATGCGTGTCGCAAAAAAGTAGTTGTGAG